CCTGGTTATGCCTCGACGAACCCTTTTGGAGGGTATGTCGAACGCCGAACCCGTTGCTGTCGTGATCTTTGTTTCCCAAGGCTGGGGAACGCGAGTAGGTTTTAATCTACTCATAAGGCCACGAAACCAGAAATCCTCGCCGGACTTCTCGTCTACTGACAGATGTTTTGTTAATACATACGACGCTACGCCTCCGTTACAATCCGTGGATTGCAACGGTCTGGGCGAATGCCAATATGTATCAAACTCCTCATCTGAATACGGACCAACTACATGTTGGAACCGTACGGGAATCCACTTCTTGAATAAGCGATCGAGCGGTTGCATGCAGGCTATGAAGCCGTGCTGATGCATCCACCGGTTGATCCGGTTTCGATCGCAAAGAAGATCCCCCAAGCACTTAGGGTATTCCGTTAGGAATACACCTCGCATTGGGTAAGCATGGAACCAATCGGTTCCACAGCTCTCCTTAATAAATCCCTTTAGAAAGGATTTTTCAGTATTAAGTGAGAACCCGCTTCGCTCTAGGTAGTACTTCACCTCGAGGGAGACGCATTCAGGTACGACGAGGTCGTCACCGAATACGCCAACCTCTGTACGAGGGTAGTATCCTAGAACTTTCTTACAAACACCGTAAACGATGCTCGCGAAGATAAGCGACTCGATTGCAAAGGTCCCTCCATTACCCATACTAGATATCTTTGAATATTTCAAGATACTTTTGTCAGGTAATTCCCCTTGCGGGGATCGGAGGTCGCATAGGTAGACATACCAGTCTACCGGTAGCAGGGTCTTACAGATTCGCAGCGATATTGTATCACTTGCGCTCTTCAGATCTATCGTACAGGGGGACATGAAGTCCTTCCTGTGCGATCCTGCATAAGCGAGAGCCTGATTCTTTAATTGAGAATCTAGATCTATTCCCCACCGCTTCAAGCGTTTTCGGACGAATCCGTCAACGCCTAATTGAAGCATAAGGTTTAGAGTAGGCTCGATTGCAATGGGACGGTCTATTAGACGTCCCTTCGGTACCGTAGTAATTCTATTGCCTGGAACAAGTTCCAGGACAGTCGCCCAAAAGGCTTCTGTATAGCGGTAGTACATTGGCGGGATTTTCATCCGTTCAATGTACGAGCTTTCCAAAGCTCGCATCCACCGTTCATCTATAGATATCAATCTACGGGCATGTCCAACGCAACGTGTGGTACAATGATATGGCCACTCTGCATACTTGTTGTATGCAGAAGTGTTACCTTTAACTGTACCAGTTGAAGCGCCGGGCCCATGACGGGCTTGGCTGGTCAAGGACCTGTGGTCAGGCAATTTCTCCCCTAGAACTCGCGCAATAAAACGCCGAGCTTCTAGGAACACTGGTTCATCTTTATCGATGAATTTGTGCCGCTTAGTATTGAATACCGAGCAGATTTTGTCACCCTCCACAACTGCCACCATGGCAGCTGTCCGCCGGAGACTCGCGTCTCCATTCTCCGTATATTTACGGATAAGACCCGCTATCATCACACGAAGTGCCTCATAACGAGGCACAGCATGTGGACGAACTGAAGCTATACTCTGTAGGCTCCAATCCGCCCCCAGTTGATCGATTAACTCCCAGTTTCTAGAACGGATCACCCGTTCTAACCGGGAATTATCATCAACCGAGAGGTGATGGCGGAGACCCTTAACAAGGGTCTCTAAAACTACCCAAGGGTAGTCCTGTGGAACACGTACCTTCTGCCCTTTGGCAGCGGCGTACGCTTTACTGCGCTTCATCTTACTTTTAACATCTTGCATGTTAATTGTACTCCTTACTTAATTCTTAAGTGAGGGGAGGCTAACGCATCAACTACAGGCCAGAGAAAAGGCCTATATTACCCAGAAGGGTATGTAGGAAATGCGCCACCGCCTCAACGATCCCGAATAAGGTTTCCACAAGGGAACCCTAAACTTCGAGTTGGTCGTTGAGTGCGGCCGCCAGTGAATGATCCAATGCTGCGATCATACGCTGACGAAGCTCTAGACTCTGCGCAGCAGTTACGCCGACAGGTATACGGAAAGACGCTTCGCCGATTAAGGCGGAAACGATATTTCCAGAACCAGATGCGTTCGGAACAGCAACATCCAAGGTAAACTTGAGTGCGCTTTTCGTTACGCCACGGCTCTCACCTGCGGGCTTTTCGGCCGTACGGTAGAACTGCAACTGATCCCGCATTCCTGGGACGTGCGAACCATCTACAATGTAGAGGGAACGATTCGCGTCTTCGGAATGACGACGGAAAACTGAATCAACAGTTGTTCCGTTATTTAGTACGTCCACACTTAGTGTGATTTCGTTAGCTTGCATGGTATTTATTACCTTTTGTTAGTTAACTGCACTAGGTCCCTACGCGGTCTAGATTCTCCACTCGGAGAAATTCACGTTACGTAGGAGTGCAAGTATGTCTGTTATCTTCGCCCAATCCAATCTC